GTTCCGTGTCAAGGGGGGACGTATCGCCCAGTCCCGGGGGGTCTATGATGAGATTATGATTTTGAAAACGGCTAGGACTCTTCCAACGAAGAGAGTCCATAGTCCTTGCCCAAGACCTTATTGAACGCGTCGCCACCGAAGACGCCTTCATACCCCAAATTAGCAAATCCATCTTCCAAATCGGATTGTTCTAAAGGGGTGAGGGCGTATCGACGGTACATCGAATCGGGATCAACAAGGTATTGCTCGTAACCATTGCGCAGTGTTTTGTATTGAAATAGATCGGCTACGACTTTGTCGGTTTGCACGTTGGCGGTACCGGCATGTCGTTTCAAATTTTGTAAAATTGTGAAATCGGCATAAGGGTAAGCGCCAGAAAGCAAGCTAGCCTGGAACGATTCAGCGCGTGCACGAAGGTCTCCTCTTCCGGGGAGATCTCCGTTGCATGTGCCAGAGAGCCTCAAAAGAACACCTAAGTTCATTAGAGGTCGCATGCGTCCGTGTGTGTCAAATACTGGGGAATGTTTGAGAAACTGGATGTCCTCCATTTGGTGACAGGCTTCGAGAGTGACGACGTAACCGACTTTAGCAGCGGCAGCCATCAAGCTTTCAGGTCCTGTGTAATCGCACTCGGCGAAGGACATTCCAATGAGTTGATTGGCAAGGTTGTTAATACTGGTGGTAAGCGTGCTCCCAGAGTACAACATCCTCGTTTTAGGTTGAAGAAGAACAGATTTCGCTTTATCAGCGACGGACTGGAGATGGATAGGTAAACCGCATTGTTCTGTCAGAACCGTCATGTCGTGTTGGGCGACAGAAGGTGTTACTTGGACGATGGCGTCAAATAGACAGTCAGAATGCGATGCGTCGCACTTACTGATGTCCACGTTGTACACGTGGACCCCAGTAGGAGTGCGAATCGAGAAACAAGAATCGTCTGAGAAAAGTGCCATGTAATAGCGCCCCGGAGGCTCTATCAGCTTAGAAAACACTTCCTCCAGTTTGAAGGGGTCAGGGCTCTGAATAAACTCGATCTCACCATCTAAATAATCGATGGGCTCAGCTGCTTGGGCTGACTTGAGAAATTTCGTTAATCTAAAACCTTGTAATGAGGCGGCGACCCCGAGGTCACCGATTGTGCGCGGAACCTTGCCAGGCTTCGCGATCTCATTCTTCTTCATCTTGTACTTTACCAGCTTAAGCCAAAGGCGGTCGAAAACCGTACCGTTTGCTTTAAGTTCCTCCCACGCCTGTATGCGAATGTTCTTCTTCTCGTGAGGGTCAGAATGATGTTTGCGCGCCTCGGTCTCAGCTCCACTGTAATAAGTGAAGTGAGGTTCGTATGATTGACGAATTTTATCGAGGTGCTTGGAATGTGCAATTATAAATGCTCGTTGCTGAACTTTGTAATATTCATGTTTCCCCGGGGTGTCCGGGAACCGCGCGGCGGTCAGCCTTGTGAAGGCAAGAGACATGTTATCATCATTGTTCTCGTAAATCACACCATTGTGCGAAGTGCTGGGTCCGAAAACCGTGCGGTAACTACCATCGGCGCGAAGTTCGCGGCCTTTTTGATAGTGTTTAAACACTGGTTCCGTTTGGAAATTGAGGACGCCGTCCTCAAAATACTCCTTACCAGACTTCACTAGGAAAACGTCGTTGTACAGGAACTGCCCCGCAGCAGCCCTGTCACAATCGACGGTCCCTACGCAAAAGAGGGATCTATGCGAAGGGACATTCGCGATAGATCCCCTCGTCGAAAAAGCGCCATACTCTGCTCGGGAGTAGCGCTGGCTTCGATGAGGCCTCGTAAGAGGACTTGATTGGTGATGTGGGTGATTGTGTTGTTGTAGACATTCTGGTCTGACAGCCAGAGCGGTGAGTTCTTGTGGCGTAGGACTGTATCTTTGACTGCCGTCACGATACTGTCAGCTATCTTGCCATCTGGACGCACCATTTGTCGCTTCGCAAGCGATGCGCTAGTGATCGCATACTCCACGCACTCAGTGAAGACGTCACCCTCATGTGTGAAAGGGTAAAGCTCCGTAAAGTGCTCGATCGTGCCGTTGGATCTCTCAGAGAACCAGGGTTTAGAACGACCGAACCGGCCAAAAAGCCCGAACCTATAGGACTTCTTGACGGTGGTGTGGAATGATGATGTTTCACTGACGCCGCATTTGAGAGCGTTGTTGACAGTGACAGACGAGACCTCTTTTGAGAACGGGCCCAAGAGAGTGTTGCCAATACTGGCTAACGTGTCGCGCATGCGTCGACTCGTGCTGTGAACGGACAGAGTGTTCTTTCCACCTGTGGTGAAAATATGCACTTTGTGCTTGTTCATGCACGCGCGCTCGTCGAGTGTCAAGAGGGGATCGGTGGTGGGAGGTGCATACTCTCGAAATTCTCTCGATAAGTTTGCTGGTTGAATCAGTAGCCACGTGTGCTTCTTCACCCGGATGTCCGGGGTACAGATCAGCGCGTGCGCTGGTCCGTTAACTTCATTCAACTCCTCCTTCTCAACGATCTCCTCAATCGTCTCGCTTCCAGCGATTTTGGCATCGACGTCTCCAGAGTCGTCTCTAATCTTTGCCATTCGCTCGACCATCTCGTTTAGAAACGAGTCCTCACTTTGGTCGCCGCGTTCTTGTGCGGATTTCTTCTCACCATGTTTCGAGGAGCTGGTAGGTACAACCAGCGACTTTAAATAGCCAGAATCACCGAATAGTTTTTCAACGTCTTCGTCTAATTCCTCCTCGTCCTCCTCGCTCTCATCGCTGCTGATGCAGAGAGAGTGAGAGGGTAGCGGCAGCTTGCTGCTAACCGCTGTGTCCTCGAAATACACGCTCGCGAAATTCCTCGTGGCGTCACTTCTGACGCTTTGAAGTTTGTCGTGAACGTGGCATTCTTCGGGACATTGCACACCTGCCACGTGATGGCAGAGCGCAAACTCCTTCTCTTTCTTCGACTTCTTGCGCTTCTCTTCGTTCTCGAGAATGCGCTTAGCGGCACCGGTCATTCCATGATGTTTAACCTCGTGGTAATGCCCAGCGATGAAGCACTTCCGCCCGTACTCACACTCAGGGCCGTGGCTCTGTGTGGGGGGGGGTCCTTCGCCGGGGTAACCCTTGGTAGAATCGAACTTCTTACCGGTCTTGCGCTTAGTCTTGTTGTTGTGCTTGTGTTGATTGTTGTGACGGTCGACATCTCTTTGAGTCTTACCGTAAGGGAGATCCACTTTCTCCTCTTCCTTGTAGCCTTG